TGCTTTTAATGCTGACTTTATAACAAATTTTTCACATGATGGAAATGGTGTTATAACATACATAGGAGATGCAATGATAAGAATATCTACAGATGCCACTATGCACTTCCAATCTACAAACAATCAAGACATCAACTTCTTTGTGGCAGTTAATACTGGGGGAACATATTCAATGATAACATCATCGCAAGGTCCTTCAAGGACTCAGGGTGCATCTGAAACGACTTTTGCAAATCCTAAGTGTCTTTATGATATTAATACTGGAGATAAATTAGCTCTTTTTGTTGAAAACACAACTTCTACAAACAACGTTTTAGTACAAGGGTTTAACTGGACAATAAATGCATAATATGAAAGTAGCAAGATTAGATACATTACCAAGACAAGATAGCTTGTTTACTGGCGGAGAGCCTGATGGAAGATATGAGAAAAGACAACTCATAGTAGTTGATGATGATTATGACTTCGAAGTAAATGATTCAACTGATGTAACGGGTGTTGAGAATTTAAAGCTCGTTCACTCTTTGGGTAGAATGAATTACATGGAGTATAGAGATGCTTTAATTGTATATGCTCAAACTGTAACATTTTCAAACTTAACTACAGAACAAAAAGAAGAGCTATGCTTAAATTTTGCAGTAGACAAATCAGATAGAGATTCTGTTTTTTCTGGAGGAGACCAAAAGAAGCATGCCAAGACAATTCAAAAACTTGTTGACGAAGCAAATGAACAAATTACTTTTGATAGCAAATCTATGGATATTGCTGATGAAAGTGGAATTCCAGATATGACAAACATATCTTCAAGCTCAGCTTATGGTTCTTATGTTGCCGAAACATCTTCAGAGGGTGAAAGCTCAACAAAAGATAAAAACACATATCAAACAAAACTAAGTCTTGTAACGACAAGTGTTTCAGATGGAAAATATAGAATAGGCTGGTCTTTTGAAGTACAGGGTTCAGATAAAGACGATATAGAAAACACAGTTACATTAAACAATTCAACAGTTTTGATGGAGACTAATGTAGAACCAGGAGATAAAGGCAATTGGATTCCAAGTAGTGGATTCAAATATGAAACTATATTAGAAGGGATTCAAACAATTGACTTAAAATTTAAAACAACAAAAGACGCTGTTAAAATCAGAAGAGCAAGGCTTGAGATAATTAAAATAACTTAATATTTATAAAAGATGAGTATGAACATATTTGCATATAACCTTAGCGGGCAAACAATAGGCGTTGACCTTAAATCTTGGAACAGTAATGACTTGAGTGGAAGCACTCCGTTTGCTGTTTCTACAGCTTCAACATTGAGCGAGTACGCCAATATAACCTCAATTTCTAATTGGGATGAGTACGGAGGGTCTGTTGGATATAGACACTGCAAAGTGAGGGATGAAATAAATAATATTTATAACACTCAAACAGGTACAACCTGGAGTGCATACACTTTGAGTGAACAAAAGATTTTTTCTAAATATTTTATTGTTGACAAAGATAAAAGGGATGAAGTTTTTACAGATGAAGAACAGCGGGGGTTCAATCATTATAAGATTTACGATTTCTTAAGTGACGATACTTTTGAGAGAGTAGGTTCTATAAACCCAAAGATGACTCCAAAATCAATTGACTATAAAAAAGAACTTCAAGTTAGATTGCATCCAGAGTTGAAGTTTGATAAATTCGGATTTATGACTGGGTGTACTTATTACGAAAACCTAACTATTTCTTACGATGCGTATGGATTTACAGTGTTTACATATGATAATCCAATATTAAATTATGATGCAGACTATACATTTGCAGACAATGGATACGTATCAACAAGAACTATAAAGAGGAATTGGTATATGATGGATGGAACTTTATCTGATGATTCTAAAACTACATTTAAGATTTATCCGCTAATGGTTGCGAGAGACGAGGCGAGAAGAAGAAGAAAGAACTTAATTAATGACTTACTTATTAAAGCCGTTGGGTTATTCATTATGACATCTCCAGATTTAGATGATGTTAATGAAGCGGAAGCTGATGCAATGCCTCTTTTAAAAGAAATTAACTCAGCTATATCGGCTTATTATGAATATGGAACAAAAGAGGATGCTGAAGGAAATCCTTGCGAATTAATTCAAGCAATAGCGGTTAGTACATATGCGAGATTAGACAATTTCGTTCCAGGTACAAGTAATACCGTGACTATCAGGATGTTTATAATGGGAGGATTGAATCCGCAGTAATTTGTTCTATTTATAATTAGAACTAATTTAACAAACAAACATGAAAGCACTTGTATTATCTGGCGGAGCAGCCAAGGGAGCGTTTATAGGAGGGATGTTAGAATATATGAAGCTCAAGGAAGGTAAAGAGTATGACATGTATCTTAGCACATCTACTGGAACATTAATCCAAATGCTCGCATCAATAAATGATTTTACATCTCTAAGAGAAGGCTACACTTCAATGGATATTAAGGGAATGTATGACGTAAGTCCATTTAAAAAAGTAAAAGACCCAAAAGATGCGGGTCGAGCAGATATAAATTTATGGTCTGCAGTAAGAATGATTCTTTTTAGAAAAGAACCAACTTTTGGAGACAATCAAAAATTTAAGGAAACAATAAAGAGTTTTTTCCCTTACGAAAAATACCTTCTGGCATATGATAGCGGAATCAACATGACTTCAACTGTTACAAATATGTCAAAAAATAAGACTATGTATTTCGATATGAAGTCTCTTGGTAGAAACGAAAAAGGGTATGAAGATTTTGTAGAATGGACATGGACATCTACTTGCGCAGTTCCCTTTACATCTATATCAAGAAAGGTGGTTGGTGAAAGTGGAAATATCATTCATCACGGAGAGCATCCAGTTGTTTATTCAGACTATTTTGCAGACGGAGGATTTAAAGAACATATGCCAATTTCACAAGCAATTAAAGATGGCGCCACTGAGATTGATGCCATCTCTTCAAATACGGAAGAGTTTGCAGGAGACATGGAGCCAGAGTTTGGAGCAAATCCGCTTAAGTTACTCGCCAGGATGTTTGAGATAACTATGCGTGAAGCGATGGATAGAGATATTGATAACGCAAGGAGTATGGCTAAAGATAAAGATGTTACTTTACGTGTTTATTATGCGCCAAGGCAGCTTACTGAAAATGGTATGTATTTTGACAAAGAGCAAATGTCTGGATGGTGGACAGAGGGTTATGAGTACATGGAACATAATCACGAGCATGATGAAAAATGCTGCAAAGTGTTTAAGATGAAAGCGAGAAAGGCTAAAAAAAAGAAATAAGATAAATTGATTTTATTAAACAAAAGAGCTATCTTATGGTAACCCTTTTTTATGGCAGAAGATAAATTTAAGGTGTAGGTTTTGTTATTTCTGGAGTTTGAAAGTTTTCATGAGGCAGTTAATTATATTGAAGTTGGTCAACCAGCATTAAGTCAATGCTTTATAAGAAAAACATACAAGTGTAAAGGTTGTATATGGCAAAAAAAGTAAAACATAAAAAAGCATTAGTAGTAAGTGGTGGAGGAGCAAAAGGCGCTTGGGCTGGTGGCGTAATTCAGTATCTTCTTGAAGACAAAGAAAAGGATTATGACTTGTATGTTGGAACCTCTACAGGAAGCCTCTTAGCTCCATTGTCATCAATTCGAGAGTTAAGTATTTTAAAAGAAGGATATACCAGCATAACGTCAAAAGACATATTTTCCCTAAACCCATTTAATGATGATGGAAGCATTAGGAAGTGGAATGCAATAAAAAGAGTGCTATCTTCAAAAAAGACTCTTGGAGAAACAGACAATCTTAGAGAATTAATTAAGGAGCATTTTAAGGAAAAACATTTTGAAAAACTTTATAAGTCAGACAAAGAAGTTATTGCTGTAGTTTCAAATCTTACAGACAAAAGAGTTGAGTATAAGTCATCAAATGAAAATAAATACGAGGACTTTGTAGATTGGCTTTGGGCATCATGCAATGCGCCTATATTTACGAGCATTGTCGAAAAGGACGATAATCAATATGCTGATGGTGGTATTTATGAACAAATCCCAATTCAAGTAGCAATTGAGAACGGAGCTACTGAGATAGATGTAATTGTTTTATCTCCAGAAGGTTTTGGTGTTGTTAAAAGAAAAAAGATAACCAGCCTGCTTCAATATTTTTTTAGATTGATAGAGATTCTAATGAGGAAAATTGCAAAGGATAATATAGACCTTGAAAAACTTAAGTCACATGGGAGAGAAATAGATATAAACATTTATTACACTCCATATAGCTTAACTGACAATTCATTGGTGTTTGAAAAAGAGTCAATGCTAAGATGGTGGCAAGAGGGTTATATCAATGCAAAATCTGGAAATGTTAAAAAATACAAGATTACAAGGTCAAACGTATTCAAAGAGGTGGAAGAATAATCTTTTAATTCTATTTATATAAAACTCTTATTATGAACGTTGGCACTGGACAAACTGTATATGAACAAATAATTTCTCTTGACGTGGATAACAACTCTGTTACTGGAGCAACATTCGATACAACAATGTATAGAGATGGCGCTTCGTATACTGGAGCCACCGTAAGCATAGCATTATCAGACGCTTCAAGAGGCGTATTCACTGCGTCTTGGTCAGCCTCTACTACTGGCGATTATCAATTATATGCCAAAAACCTTATTACATCTGTTGTTTTTATAGCAGATAATGTAGTTGTAAAATCAGACAGCGAACTTAGCACAAGTGTGTATATCGGAATCTAATTCTAATAAACTCATTTTTTACCCCTATTTATTAGAAATTAATAAGTATGGTTAATAATCAAATGTTAGAATTTGCTAAATGTGCAGCTGACCCTGTGTATTATATGAACACGTATGGATATGTGTTTAATGCAAAAGAAAGACAGGTTACTCAAATGACTTGTTTCGAATATCAAAACGATTGTCTGAGAAACTTTCACGAACATCAAAACAATATTATTCTAAAGTCAAGACAAACAGGTCTTTCAGTTATTACTGCTGGATATGTTGCGTGGAGGCTTTTATTCAGATACGATGAAAAGATTCTTATCATTGCCAATGATGGCGCTGGTGCGGTTCGTTTCCTTGAAACTGTTAAGCAATTTATAGAACACACTCCTGTTTGGCTTAAGCCAGACGCAATTGAAACTGATAACACAAAGAAGATTGCATTTTCAAACAACTCTTATGCTGAAGCAAAAGCATCGAGTCCAAATGCTGGTCGTGGAGATTCACTTACAATGTTGGTTCTTGATGAAACTGCCTTTATTAAAGATGACGAGGCAATTTGGATGGGAGCTGGTATGGCGCTTTCTGCTACAGGTGGAAAGTGTATTATGATTTCTACACCAAATGGTACTTCGGGATTGTATTACAAAACCTGGAGAGAAACTATTAGTGGAGATAAATCTGCTAAAGAAGGAGAAGATTTTGTTGGAAAAACAGTTCACTGGACTGAAAATGAAAATAGTTCTGAGGGACTTGAATATAAAAAGGATGCAAATGGCAACGAAGTTCCATGGAGCCCATGGTACGAAGCACAATGTAAAAGACTTAACTGGGATTCAGTTCAGATTGCACAAGAGCTTGACCTTTCGTTCGAAGGTTCGAAAAGATTGGCAATTGATGCTCAGCTTGTTTCTAAATATAGAACAAAGGTTGAGAATGATTGCGAAAAACTTGGTTACATTAAGTTTGACTTCATGCAAAAAGAAGACTTGCACGAGTTTGCTCGGTTTACTTTGGAAGAAACAAATTTACACATTTACAAGCAACCAGAAGAAGGGGCGAGATATATACTTGCTGCCGATGTCGCCAGGGGTGATGGAATGGATTATTCTACAATGCAAATTCTTGATGCTGAAACTCTTGAGCAAGTAGCTGAGTATAGAGAGAAGGTTGGTCCAGATTTATTCCCATTCGTAATTAACGCAGTGGCGAGGATGTATAATACAGCATATGTTGTAATTGAGGCGAATTCATTTGGTCTTGGTGTTTGTTTTGACATTAGAGATAAATTCAAATATCCAAGAAACAGATTATATTTTTCTAAAAATATAAAAGACATTCACGTAAGACATTATAGCTACAAAGTAAATGAAGGAACAGAAATTCCAGGTTTCCAAACATCAAGAAAAAACAGAGTGCTTCTTGTAAAGGCTATTATCGAGCACATGAGGGAGAACTCAATAACTCTCCACTCCAAAAGGCTTATGATGGAGTTTGACACATTCATTATGAATGGAGACAAGCCAGAGCACGAAAAAGGTTCTCATGATGATTTAATCATGGCGCTTGGAATTGCTCTTTATATTAGAGATACAGAATTTGAAAACGTAACCTCATCTACTGAGATGACAAAAAGCATGCTTGCAGCAATGATGCTTAATGCAAACCCTTCTGTTGGTAAAGTACTTGGAAATAATAACAAACGAAAAGAGACTCCAAAAGGAGGGGGCGGGCTTTTCATATTCAATGGAAATGAAAACACCGATGTGGGTGGCGCTGGAACACCAGGTGCAATAGACGATGATGATTTAAGTTGGTTATTAGGATAACTATTTATTTTAAACATTCAATTATTTATATTTTATAAAAATGAACACAGATGGCACAAGATAGTAACTTCAATAGCGTTTTTGGTGGCGTAAATGACGCAATCAACAAGAATAAGCGTAGAACTCCGAGGGTGGAAAATCCTGGTGTGGTTCAAAATGTTGGCAATGGACTAATCAACCAAGAAAATAATGTTGAGCATGTTCAGCAACAGTTCCTTGATTGGCAAGTGAACAAGATTGCGCACGACCTTTACTCAAGAACTATTTATTATGATACTGATAGGATTAATGCCTACCAGGATTTTAGAGCGATGGACCAGTCTCCTGAGATTGCTGCGGCTCTTAATATAATGAGAGATGAGTGTATTACCAGGGGAGAGAAAGGAAAAATTCTTGACATATTTTCAGAGAATGAAAGAGTTAAAGTGGTGCTTGAAGATTTGTTCTTCAACAGAATAGATATAGATTTTGCGCTTAAACTTTGGATTAGAGATTTATTGAAGTATGGAGATTTCTTTCTTCACCTTCATGTTGACAAAGAAGAGGGTATTTATGATGTAATGGCGCTCCCTTCTGAGGAAATTCACAGAGAAGAAGGGTTTGATGGAAGAACAGATAATGTAAGATTTAGATGGGAAACTACTGGAGATTATTTTGAGGACTGGCAAGTTGCTCACTTTAGACTTCTTGAGGATACAAGAAAACTTCCTTATGGTCGTTCTATTCTTGACCCAGCGAGAAAACTTTGGAAACAATTGCAGTTGGCTGAGGATTCTATGCTTGTGTACAGAATTACAAGAGCGCCAGAGAGAAGAGTGTTTTATATTGATGTAGGTAACTTGGAGCATGCAGATGTTGCACAGTTTGTACAACAATTCCAAATTCAACTTAAGAAACAGCCTATCGTTGACCAGAAGACTGGTAACATGAACTTGAAGTACAATCCAATGAACGTAACAGAAGATTACTTCATTCCGATGAGAGCTGATAGGTCATCAAGAATTGAAACACTTCCAGGAGCATCTAACCTTGGTGATATTCAGGATATTGAATACCTACAAAACAAGTTATTCGCATCGCTTCAGGTTCCTAAGAATTACTTGAACTACGGTGAATCACTTCCAGGAGGTTCAACGCTTAGTCAACAAGACCTTAGATTTGCAAGAACTATTAACACAATTCAACAAGCAGTGCTTGCTGAGCTTAAAAGGATTGCAAATATTCACCTGTACTTCAACGGGTTTACAGATGAGATAAATAATTTTACACTTACACTTACAAATCCATCTACACAACAAGAGCTTCTAAAGTTAGAAACTATGAAAGCTCGTCTTGAGGTGTTCAAGGAAATGTTTTCTGCAGAGGCAACATCTCCAGTGTCTTATGTTTGGGCAATGGAAAATGTTCTTGGATTCTCTAAGTCTGAAATTAAACTTATCCTTAAGCAGAAGAAGGTTGAAAAGAAAATATTTGCTGAAATTGACAGCGCTGTTGAGATGTACAAGAAAATTGGATTATTTAAAGACCTTGATGAGAAATTTGAAATCGAAGGTGCTGAAGAAATGATGAAAGCTCAACAAGAGGGTGGCGATGAAGGTGGAGATGACCTTGGTGGCGGAGGCGGAGGCCTTGGCGGTGACCTTGGCGGAATGGACATGGGAGGAGCTGATGAGCTTGACATGGGAGATGAGCCTGGAGCTGAAGGTGGAGGCGAGGAAGAAATTCCTGTTGCTGAGAATAAGTTTAGAAAAGCTCAAAGAATTTCTGATAAATATGTTGGAAACATGCTTAATGAATTATTAGGACCAGATGAAGCTCCAAAGAAAGCAGTTAACGTTGAAGATAATGCTTTGATTAAAAGAAATAAGTCAATGAATCTTGAGTCTAAGAGGTTGATTGATAGCATGAATAATAGCTCCGCTGGTATAGGTAGAGGAGTTATTCAAGAGGCTGTTAAGAAAGCGAGCCCGCTTGTGGATGGTTCTGGCAAACTTGGAGATGAGAGCGATATTCTTATGAATGATATTGAAAAGTTTTTGAGAAACAGAAAAAAATAACAAAGATGCTTGATAAGAAATATTATGAAGGCTGGAACAAGAATGATGAGTACGGAGCAAAAAAAGATGTAGTAGGACTTCTTGAGGAACTCGAAGAATTTGATGAGCGAATCAAAAAGTTCTTTGGTCCTAAAAAGGTAAAAGCTGCAGGTGTTGACGTAAGAAGAAGTTGCAGGATAATGATTGGTATTCTTAAAGAGATTCAGTCAAAAGTTCAGAAGACTAAGCAGGATTATGAAAGTGATTATGAATAAAAGTTTGGTCAATAAATAAAAAGTGCATAATTTTGCGTTGAGTTGGAGTTAGAAAGAATTCAACAAAACAAAAATAACATATGTATATAGTATTTGATACCGAGACAACTGGAAAGGCAAAAAATTTCAGCGCTCCTATCACAGACTTTAACAACTGGCCAAGAATGGTCCAGATTGCCTGGAAGGTCTTTGATGCGAACGGAGTAGAGATAGATTCACAAAACTTAATCATTAAACCTCAAGGGTTTAAAATTCCTGATGAAGCAATAGCGATTCATAGGATTACAAACGAGATAGCCAAAGAGAGAGGTATTCCCCTTCGCCAGGCTCTTGATAAGTTTACAACAGCTGTAGGAAAAAATAAGCACCTTATTGCTCACAACATGTCATTTGATGAAAATGTAACAGGGTGTGAGTTTCTTAGAGAGGGGATGCATAACTGTGTTCCAGACATAAATCACATTGATACCATGAAGTTAACAACTGACTTCGTGGCAATTCCAAACAAAAGAGGTAGAAGCGGATTTAAGTTCCCTTCTCAAACTGAGCTTCACAAAAAACTATTCGACAAAGGATTTGATGATGCTCATGATGCACTTGCAGATGTTACTGCATTGGCAAGATGTTTCTTTGAGCTTCAGAGAATAGGTATTCTTGGATTTAAAGAAGAAGGGGGAGCAGAAGACCTTATGGAATCTTTATCTATAACCGCAGAAGAGAAGCCTTCTGATATAGATGCTGACGCAATTAGAGTGACTCCTCTTGGATTACATACATTCCACTCTATTCTTGACGGAGCAGGTTCTATTGATGAATATATTAAGCTTGCAAAGAATTATGGACACACATCAATGGCGATTACAGATAATTCAACATTGTCTGGAACATTTGAGTTTTTCAATAAATGTAAAGCAAATGGTATCAAACCAGTGTTTGGTATTGAGATTTTCTTAAATGATAACATTGGCAAGTTCGAAGAGAAAGAGCTTGAAGGAGATAATTATAAGATAAAGATTTTTATAAAGAATGAACAAGGGTATAGAAACTTGAATCACCTACTTTATCTCGCAAACACCGAAGGATTATTTAAGAAAGAAGCGAGAATAACTACTGAATGGCTATTGAAGTATAAAGAGGGGTTAATCGTCTCAACTTCTGGTCTTGACAGTAAATTAGCAAACTTGGTTCTTAAAGGTAAAGTTATTGATGCAGAGAACTACATTAACATGCTTAGAAGGGAGTTTGCAGATGATTTGATAGTAGAGTTCAAGTTTAGTAAGTTCACCACTCAGAAGCAGTATAACAACTTCCTAATCAAAATGATGAGAAAGTACAAGTTGTTTCCTGTAATGAGCAACGATACTTACTATCCAAGGAAGGAGGATTCTAAGCTCCAGGATGTGGTGACCTCAATTAAGCAACACCGTATGTTGGCTTATTGTTCTCTAAAAGAAAACAGAGAATTATACTACTTCAATAGCGATGACTATAGGGAAATGAATACTAAGTATGGATTTAAGTATCCTGAAAAGTTTCTTGAGCTTTGTATGAAAAATACAAACGCCATTGCTGATAAGTGTAATTTTGAATTTGATACTGGAACCGAAAAATACCCAAGGTATGAACCAACGGAGAAAGTAATCAATTATTTCAAGACAGATAAGACAGAGGATATTATTGTCAAGCTTTCATTTGCCAAGTTGAGACAGAAGATTGAAATCTACAAGAAGAATGGAATCGTTGAAATAACTGATGAAAAAATTGATGAGTACGTTGCTCGTCTAAATTATGAAATCAGCATTATCAAATCAAAGAAGATGCTTGATTATTTCATGGTGAACTGGGAGATAATTAACTTTTACAGAGACCAGGGTCACGACATTGGTCCAGCCAGAGGTTCTGCTGCGGGTTCATTATTATCATGGTGTCTTGACATCACGAAGATTGACCCAATTAGGTTCGGTCTTTATTTTGAGCGTTTCCTAAACCCTGAAAGAGATAGTCCGCCAGATATTGATATTGATTTCATGACTGGTACAGATGATGTAACTAATCAGTTCCTGCAAGATAAGTATGGCAAGGAGCGTGTAATGTCTGTTGCAACTTTCTCTACGTTCTCTGAGAAGAATACAATTAAAGATGTTGTTCGTGCTCACCGTGGGAGTGAAGCAACTGGGTTTGATTCAGGGGTGTTCAAACTTACGAAAGAGATGCCTAATTTCTTGAACTATAACGATACGCTTAGGCATTGGTTTGAGACATGGCCAGATAAACCAGAGTGTTCTCCAGAAGTTAGAAATTGGATTAGAAACCCAAATAATGCTGAGGTGATTGAAACAGCTCTTCAGCTTCATGGAAACATTAGAGGTATTGGTCAGCACGCAGCTGGGGTTGTAATTACTCCAGGTTTATCTTGGGATTATATTCCAACTAATGTAATCGCATCAAATGAGAATGTGGTTACAGCATTTCAAGAAGCCGATAAGTCTGGAAAGGATTTAAGTGCGCTTGGAATTCTAAAATTGGATAGATTGAAATTGGAAACCTTAAATGTAATCAAGGAGACAATAGATATTGTTAAAGCAAAAAAGGGCGTAGATATTTCTAATGAAGTGGATTATGTGAATCTTGAAGACCCTAATTTGTTTATGGAGCTTCGATTAGGTCTTAACCATGGTATATTTCAGTTTGAGAGTCACGGGATGAATAATCTTATTAGAGGTATTGCGGTTGATAAATTTGAAGAACTTGTTGCAGCCAACGCATTGTATCGTCCAGGTCCAATGGGGATTGGAGCGCACGAAGAATTTATTGTAAACAAATTCAACCCAGAGAAGATTGAGTATATTCACCCAGCTCTCGAATCAATTCTTGGAGAAACAAATGGAGTACTTGTATTCCAAGAGCAGCTTATGTTTATTGCTGATAAAATTGGGGGTATGGGTCTTGGTAAAGGAGATATGCTTCGTAGGTACATGGATAAAGCTTCTAAGATTATTGCGAGGAATTCAGCTGGAGAGAAATTGACAGACGAAGAAAATAACAACAAGAACTGGAAAGGTTTCCAAGAATATTGGGGAATGTTCCTTGATGGAGCAGCTGCTCAAGGTTATAATAAAGATGAGGTAGATGGGATTAAGGATTGGGTAATTCAATACCTTGGTTATTCATTTAATAAATCTCACGCACTTTCTTATTCGTACTTGGCAATGCAGACTCTTTATCTTAAGCATTATCATCCTACAGAGTTTTATACAGCCCTTTTAAATCACCCAAAATCTGGAAACAAAGAAAAGCAACAAGCGTGGATTGGTTCTGCGATTGCATCAGCAATGTCGAAAGGAATTGAGATTAAGATGCCATCAAGAAAGTCTGGATGGAGATGGACAATGACTGGGGAGCATGAAATATCTATGGGGTTCTCTGGTATTAATGGATTGGGTCCAATTGCCTATGAAGAAATGATTGACCTTATAGATGAGATTAAGGTAAAGGATGGAGAGACAAAAAAGACGCTCGAAACTGTAAGTATGAGTGTGTTTTTTAGATTACCATTTAGTAAGTTTAATAAGAGCGCTTTTGCAGCGTGCCTTAAAGCTGGAGTGTTTGATGATTGGAGCAACTCAAGAGAGCAGTTGGCTAACCTAAAGACTAAGAAGAAAAAGAAGGCGAATGCTAATCAAACTGTGTTGTTCGACATGAATGATGAAGCTTTCGATATTCCAGTTAAAGAGGAGGCAAGTAAATATCCGCCAACTACGTGGGCAGCAAAAAGAATAGACTTTCTTGAGGTGTGTAATTTTGACCTTGAAAAGATTAAGTACATTCAAGATATAAAAGCTGATGTAAATACCAGGGCAAAGAGAGATAAACTTGTGGAGACGATAATCAATTTTGATGATAATGATTTCTATATATTTGTCGTTGACACATTCAAGGTGTCTATGAGTAAGAATGGGAAAGAGTATTTAACAATGAGGGTTGGTGATGGAATTAGTTTCACAACACTTAGAGCGTTCGACCCAGTTGCAAAAGACCTTCAGCCACTCCTTGCGGCAAATGGAATATACGTTGCTGAATTTGAAAAGAATGCTAAAGGGTATGTGAACTTCAAGAGAGGAACGAGAATCGTTCGAGTTGATAAGGATTTAAGTAAAAAAGAAGAAGATGAAGTTAACAATTGAATTAGTACCACAGACAGCATGGTATAGTAATGTTCGTTCTAATGTTTCTAAAGCAGAGTGGGATGTCTTAAGAAAAGCATGCTACAAAGCTGCAGGATATAAATGCGAGGTATGTAGTGGAAAAGGTCCGAAGCATCCAGTAGAATGTCATGAGATATGGGATTATGATGACAAGGCTTGCAAACAAACGCTTGAAGGGTTAATAGCTCTTTGTCCAGATTGCCACAAGTGTAAACACATGGGCTATGCTCGTATTAGTGGAAATTATGATATGGCTTTGAAACATCTTGCTAAGGTTAATGGAATATCTAAGAAGAAGGCTGAGAAGTATGTTGAAGAAAGTTTTGTTATCTGGGAAGAGAGAAGTAAGAAAAAATGGGAGTTGGATATTACAATTTTAGAAAATAAAGAAGATGAGTAATGTTCAAGTGTTTACAATAGTATCTTGTAAAAAGAAATACGCCCTAATAAACTATGCAGAAATCATAGAGTATTATAACTCGCCATTTTATAAGAAGTGGTTTAAAAAGTGTCCTACAAAAGATTTAATGGAAATAAAGTGATGACAATATATACAGACGGAGCCTGCAAGGACAATAATAGAAACGAAGGAGTTGCAGAAGGAAAAGGTGGATGGGCTTTTCTAATTTTAGAAAATCAACCAGGAAAAGATATGGAAATTACTATTCAGGGTTCTGGGCAAGTAATTGGAACAACCAATCAGGAAATGGAAATATTGGCTGTAGCTCAAGCTTTTGAAGCTTTGAACAATAGTCATGCTGAAATGATAAATCTATATTCAGATAGCGCTTATGTGATTAATTGCTTGAAAGATAGATGGTATGATAAGTGGGTATCAAACGGGTGGCTTAATAACAAAAAAAAGCCAGTTGAGAATCAAGAGGCTTGGGAAAGGTTAATTGATGTCGTAGGACGATACAGCGTGAATTTCTTCCACGTCAAGCGTAATACCACAAAGTATATAAGAATGGTTGATGGAATGGCAAAAAAGGCTTCTAAGAAAGATACCAACCAACAATAGTAATTGCTGTAGTTAAAAGGAAAAATACAATAACTCCAGCTGTAACCGCTTTTGTCTTAAATGTCTTAAGGTCATATATATCTTTTTTATTGACATCTTTTTCTTTAACGATGGAAGAAATATCTTTTTCAGCTTGCTCAATGTCTTCTGTGTTTTTTTGAATTTTAGAAGCACACTTCTTCATTTCTTTTAAATCCTCTTCGTTAACAACTTTGTCTACATCTTTTTTCCATGCGATTAGTTCGGTAAGTGCATGTTTCATTGCTGCTGTCTTAACTAATTCTTGATTAGTTCTGACAACTTCGTCTCTAAGGTTTTCGTAATTACTGTTAAGTCTTTCAAGTTCTTTAAGTACGTGGTTAGACCATTCTTTCCACCCTTGATTTTCGTTGTTATCTGTCATTACTTCTTATTTTTTAACTTCCTCCTCCAAGGTTTTTGTGAATTCTGAATTTTTTATTAATTTATCTCTTGAAATTTTGAGCTTTTTTATAATTTTCTCAAAATTATTATTTTCTTCGATTAATTCTTTTATAATTAATTTTGATTCCCCATCAAAATCTTCTACTATTAATTCCATATATATGTTATGTTTGAAGAGGTTTAGTCGTTTGTTCTAAATATGTGTATTTTTTGCAAAAAATAGGTTTTTACTAATTCAAAAGCCTTTTTATTTCATATTTATTATAAAGTCACAGACATGAATAATAAAAAGAAATTAGTAGAGGAATCATTTAAAAAAATGAAAACATTACTTGAATCAAGGATTGGTGAAGCACAAGCTGCTCCTGCTGCGCAACAGCCAGCACAAGTTCAGCAACCAGCTCAAAAACCAGCTGCAGACCCAAAGAGAGACCAGAAGATAGGTCAAAATATTGATGCAACAATGGACCAAGCTATGGCTAAGATGGTTCAAGGTCTTCCAGCAGTTCTTGCTAAGTTTGCAAAAGCAGGTGGAGATAAAGATGGCGCATTAGATGCTTCTGGTGTTTATGACAACGATGGCGCTAACGCACAGGCTCAACCAATTCAAGAAGGAATGGTTAATGAGATTACTTTTAATGAAGCTGTTTTTATGGAAACAATGGGAGAAGGAGAGTTAAATGAAGGAGGGATTCTTGGTTTAGCAATGGCGGTTCCAGCTATATTAAAGTATGGTGGAAAAGCTGCAGAGTGGACTGGAAAGAAAATGAACTCACAATGGCTTCAGAAGTGGGGAGGAAAAACTGCTAAGGCTGGAGAGAAAATTCATCACAAATATATTGGTGTTATTGAGAAAGTTATTGCTCCATTTATGCCGAACGCAAATAAAGAACAACTTCACAAGGCTGCTAATGGCATCTTTATGGGAGGGGTTGCTATTATGTTCGCAGGAGGATTGGCACATCCAGGTATTTTAACTGGAGTAAAAGGCGCTGAGCTTGGAGAATTTAGTCTTGCAAGTATTGGAAAAATACTTCCTAATTTAGGATTTGCTTAATGGCTAAGAAAAGAAAGCAGCCAACTTATGCACAAATGGTAAAAAAAGCTTTAGCCAGAGCCAAGAGGGAAGCAAACCCAGAGGCGGCAAGGCTAAATAAGAAGAAAAAACTTGAAGCACAAGCTAAGAAGATGTCAAATAAGATGACAGCTCCAGAAAGGCTTTTTGCTGAGATGATGAAAGAGCTTGATGTCAAGTTTGAGACTCAGAAGGTTCTTGGAAAGAAGATATTTGACTTTTATATTCCATCTAAGAACATGATGGTTGAAGTTGATGGAGACTATTATCATGCAAATCCTCTTATTTACGAGTCGAAAGATTTGAATAAGATGCAAATTAGAAATGTCAGAAATGACAAATTTAAGGATGTGCTTGCAAAAGGAAACGGATACACTATTGAGAGAGTATGGGAATATGACCTTAATAACGACTATAAAGAACAGAAGAAAAGATTTAAAAAATTATTGAAAGATGAATAAGCAACTAAAACAAATAATCAAAGAAGAAGTCTATAAAGTTATGATGGAGATAGGTGAAGAAGACCCAATGCAGCTTAGTCAAAATATGATTAAATCTGATGAAGATTACATTAAAGAACTTGAGATTGAACTTAAGTATCGAGAAAATGACGCAAGAGTTTCAGGCCTTCCAAGAGATATGAGAGATGCAAGAGTTGCTCAAGCAAAGGTTATTAAAGACAGGCTTGAAATGAAAAAGAAAGAGCTTGAAATGTCTAAACAGTCAGAAGTTAATGCGGTTAAGTTTACTCAGATGCAGACACAGATGCAGACACAGACAGACGGTAATTCTCAAATTGATTCTCAAATCTAAGGAACACAAAAAAAGTTTTTCTATTTACTTTACTTTTTTTTACGCCTATATTTATTAGAAATTAACAAACTAATAAATTATGTCAGAAACTATAACGTTAGGCGGAGCTAAAGACTCAAATAGCGGTAATACTAATCCCAATGAAGGGGTTAATAGTCAGCAAGAGCCTAAAACACAACAAGACATTGCTAAAGAGTACAATATTCCAGAGCAATATCTTGACATGGAATTTAAAGTTCCAACAGAAGAGGTGACTCTGCCTTCAATGGGAGCGTTTTATCCAAACAACAAAAAATCAGTTACAATTAAGTATCTTACAGCAGAAGAAGATGATATTCTTTATTCTCCAGACCTTATTAAGTCAGGAAAAGTATTAGATGTTCTTCTTGATAAAGCTGTTATAGATAAAGACCTTAGGCCTGAGAATATGCTTTCTGGAGATAGAAACTACCTTCTTGTTGAAATCAGAAAGACTGGTCTTGGTAATGACTATGTTCCAGGAGAAGTGCAATGCCCTTCTTGTGGTCAAGTTCATGAGCCAACAATCGACCTTTCTAAGCTTGGAGCTAAACCTCTTGAGATTATGCCAGATTCAGACGGGGAGTATGAAACTGAGCTTCCTATCATGAAAATGAGAATCAGATTTAGACTTCTTACTGGAGTTGATGAAAAGAGATTAGGAAAACTTGCCGAAGTAAAAGGTAAGAAAAATGGCGGAATCAGAGTTTCTAAACTTGTAACTGAAAAGTATGTGATGCAAATCATGGAAGTAAACGGAAACAGAGACAAGCTTTACATTAAGAAATTTATTGCAGCAATGCCAATGAAAGACTCAATGTACTTCAGAGAGTATGTTAGAAGAATTGAGCCAGGATTGGACCTTTCTTACGAATTCGAATGTCCAGCATGTGGAGAGTTAGATGTTAAAGATATTCCAATTACTCCTAAGTTGTTCTACCCAGACTTAGATTAATATGTCAGACGGTCATCAAGATATAATAAAGTCTATTGATGATTTGAAAGAGGTTGTAGAAAAAAACAAGGATGCTAATGACTTGTTGAAATCCGTTAATGAGCTAAAAGAAAAGTTCAGCGAGAATACAGATGAGGTAAGAAATCTTGCCGAACTGATTCAACAAGAAAGGACGCATAAAAATATAGAGAAGCCTTTTGAGATGCTATTCATACCCTCAAAAGGCTTTTTTTATCCAAGTAGAGAAGACCACTTACTTTTAAATCAATTGACTTATGTTGAGGAGAACCTCCTCACAAGCGAATTCCTTGTAGAATCTGGAAAGGCTATGGAGTTTGTTCTTAAGAATATTCTTGTAGAACAAAATATAGACCCAAAAGATTTATTAACTGGAGATGTTCAGGCTATTGGGTTGTTCTTGCGTTCATATGCTTATGGAGACAATCTTGAGCTTGAACTTGAGTGTCCTCATTGCGGATTTGAAGAAGAAGTTCCTGTGAGGTTGTCATCATTCCAGATGAAAGACATCGTGGTTCAACCAGAAAATGGAATGATTCCAATGTTACTTAATGGTACCGAGCTTATATTCATGTTTAAGCCGCTTACTTACTTTGAGGAGATTGGTGTAGAAAAAGCTAAATTAAGTAGTTTGGAGAAGTTGATTTATATGACGCATTCAGTAAATGATTGTGAAGATAAAAATATTATATCTCAGATTTATAGAAAATTAAGTATTCCAGAAATAAGAAGAGTAAAAAAATTTCTTATAAAAGCTACTCCTGGAGTAGACGCTGTTGTTAGACATTCATGTAGTTCTTGCGGTAAAGATAATTCTCTTAACTTTGGTGGTGCTCACAGTTTCCTTGCATTTCCTGCAACATTTAGAGAGAACGTACAAGAAGAGTGTTTTCTTGTGTCTTATTATGGTAAAGGAATTAGTCATGAGGATGCTAAGAAAATGCCAGTTACTGAAAGAAGGTGGCTATTAAATAGAATTAACGAAGAGCTTACCAAGAAAAAAGAAGCTGAAGAAAAAGCTCACAGAGCAGCGAAATCAAAGTCTAAATCGAAGTAATAAACAGGTTTTGTTTAAAAAAAATAACCTATTTATTAGTAAACTATCTTTGCTATGAAAGACCAACCTAAAAAACTTCAAGAATTAAAGAAGGACAGCTCTGTTGTCTTTGAAGGTATATTTGGCAAAAAAGCAGCCCCACAAAAAGGAAATGGACAAGTTCAAATTATCGGAATCGGGAAGTATAGAATGGGAAATAGTTTAATCACTAAGGTACATGGGACCAGTGAGGCTGGAATTACTAATTATGATTTTGCTAATTCTGACTTAGGTTGGCTATTGGATGCTAAATTTGAAGGAATTCTAAATTTAGACTTAGACAGAGGGGTCTTAAAGTCTTTCTCAGGAAAGTGGATGGAAGGCGTATTCAAAGGTTTGGTATTTGGAAATGGAAGCACATTCGAAGGTGGACAGTTTGGTGATGGAATCACAAAGCCTGTTTATCATCCTCCATTTGTTTCATGGAAAACATCTCCGCTTAACTTTATAGACGGAACAATCAATAGAGAGACTGGTGGTATATTAGGTATTCCTGATGCTCCAAATGGAGAAGTAGATGGTGTCAACATTATTTCTATTCAGCCTGGTAAATCATTGATAATAAAATTAAAGAATAACATTGTTCACAAAATCAATTTTAAAAAGAGAATTGATAGGATGAGCTCTGACTTCACTATCGAAATTGTAAATGGAGAAACTGGAGAAATTAAAGATAAAACGTTTGATTGGGCAAATTCTAAGCAATCGTTAAATAAACCATTCTACCCTTATAAGTCACAAGTATTCTTAGGATTGGACTTAAGTGTAGGGGTTATTTCTGCAACTATTGCTACTTCGGGTAGAGAAACTTTGTCTCACAAGCCAGAGGGCGATAAGTCATCTCCAAGCAATCTATCAAAAGAACAGCAACAGTTCAATCTTTCTGATATGCCATTTTTAGGTATACCAAGTATTCCAAGAGGAAAAGGCGGAACTCCAGATGTATTATATTTTAACTTCCCAACTGCAAACCACCAAAATGGTCATGCAAAGGTTGTTAACTCAATTAAGAGTGGGTGGATTAAATCTTATCTTACTCAAATTAAAACAGCCTTAGAACAAGGCGTTATAAAAGGAGCCCCAGCAACACACCAATATCTATCAAATGTAATTGGTAAGGATGCGGATGCGGATTTGAAGGCGATGGACCAAGACCTTGTTAATTCTCTTAATGGTATGGAAAGCTTTTTAAAGTATTTCGTAGAGACCATGGTAAGAAGAGTTAGAAAGTCTGGTACAGAAAAAGGATTAACAGATGTTGTTGATGCAAAAGGTAAAGAGGCTATAAAAAATAGACTTAAAGAATTGGTTGGATTATCTAATCCTATCCAGAACAAACCAGCTAACAAACCATCCACACAAGCGGGTAGTAAGTTAAAAAACAAATTCCTAAAAGAAAGTGTTGTAGACGCTGTTCGTGAAATTATTTCGAAAAATATGAAACATTTTTAATTATCTATCGTATAAGAAGATAGAACCAATTAAAAATAAAGATATGAAACAGTTAATAGGAATTTTCAGAATAGCATTGTTTATAGTGTTTGCTTACTCTTTCGACATTAACCTTGACCCGCATGATTTAAAAATTTGGGTTTCCGATATGATTCACGGAGCTCACACGCCAGAGTTGAGAAATTCAGCTATTGTATGGTT